GCCAGTTGTCCTGTTCTATTATAGGGATAATTTATTGTCCCATCTTTTATACTGGCAAAGAACCACCTGCGCTGTTTTTCGGTCTTGAAGCCAAAAAATATCCCGTGCGAATCGCCAGTATAGCGCTTTACATCGTGATAAGTAAACCATGCCCCATCCCCCAACCCCGCAATAATAGCAGGAAGCGTGGCTTTTATTTTCGCCTCTAGTTCTTCCAGACCGAGTATCTGTATGGTTATCATTTTCTAATCAACTTTATTTCTCGCTCACATCTGCACCTAGGATGCAGTGGTGGCGGGCTGAACCACAAAACCCCCTTTGGTGTACCGTCCAGCGGAGAACAAAGTTCACACACCCTCTCATCCCCTGCTGTTTTCCATGTTTCTTCAAGCCCGAAACCCGGGTATTTCTGCAATATTGTTCCGAAGATATAATCCATCCCACTTTGTACTGCTCTGGTAACCTCTGTAATAGCAATCGTTTCAGCGCGATATGGAGAGAACCAATATGCAATCCGGCTTCTCAATTCAGCTTCTCCGATACCACCGGAAAAGAAGGACGCAAAAGCACTCTGTAAAGACAGTTGGGTTTTATTCGTTATCCCGCTCACCAAGTCATATACATAATTGCTGGCCCATGACTGCGCAGAACCCATAAATGTATCAAAATCAATGTAAGGCAATTCGGGTATTCCCGCTGTTTCTTCCATCCTTATCGTCATTGCCAAAAGAAAAAGAGGAAGAATGACATCGCGCAGTTTTTTCTTTTCTTCATGCCAAAAGTCCGGCGGTGGTTCTTCAAGATTATTCAAATAGCGCATATCTTCCATCAGTTGTTCGCTGATGGCTTCTGCCATTTCCTGTTCTATTTGAAATCTATCTTTTTTAGACATGATTCCTTCCAGTATTTACAATGAAAATTCTTTTGGCATCCATGTTTCTGTTCTTTGCGCGCGCATATTCCAGTATCGCTACACCTTCCATTCTGGTAATAATAAGGCACAAAGTATTTGCAGTTCTCGCATGATTTTATGTTGGGTAAGCCCATGTGTAAGTCCATTTATGGGTATGTGTATATGTCTGCTATTGTGTCTGGCACCGTATATATCCACACGCTCGGAATACTAACAATATTGCGAATTTCAGAAAGTTCTTTTTTATACTTAAGTATTTCTAATTTAAGTTCTTTTATCTTTATTTCCAATTCATATTCTCTAGTATTCATTTTCTCTCCTATGGATAATTCATCCATTCCGGTTCTATCCTGAATATACTCTTTATCTCGTCTTCCGTAGAAGCGGTCTTTAGTTGTCCCCTAATGGCAGATTCTAGGGTTTTGGGAATTTGCTTGCACTCGAAAGCTCGCTTATTCTTTTTTCCAAGTCTGGCAATCTCATATTTTTGCCATGCGCGTAATTCCCCGGCATACTTTACACCTATCTCTGCTTCTGTTGTGCCTGTTCTTGCCCCGCTTTCTTGATCTACGTCCCGATTGCCAAAAATCTCTGTGATCTGGTCTGGGAACAGGTCGCCTCTTTCATCTGCTAATTCGCTATCATTATATTTTTCAACACGAATCTCATTAATGGTATGCGTTCTCGCAAACTCTCTCAATTCTCTTAAATTCATCAATCTATCAATTTCCCGAACATCATCAAATTTCGCGATAACATCTCCCCAGTAAGACAAAATATTGGAGGTTATTTTTTGCCCCATCATATCAAGAATGGCGTAAATGTTGTCTTTGAGCGTAGCTTTTCCGGCTTTTGCGTTTGCCTCTGTGGCATTTTTATCAAGCACTGATGTAAGTCCCCGGGCATAGATGGAGAAAATTTCTTCTTTATTGAATTGACGTCCATTCAAGAACTCCATGTCCTTTTGAGATATTCCCATCTGAATATATTGAATGGCATCTCCATAGCCGCGCAATAACATCGGCCCCGAACGCTTTGTCCCGCCCCACTGATCTTTATATTCCTGTTTAATGCGATCCCAGTCTGAATCATTTATCATATCAGAATATGCAATAGCTCCTGGAACTTTAGCATTGTTCTTCCCGAAGTAATTACCGTTCCATTTCTGCATATCTAGGTCTGCGGTAGCCGTAATAGCCAATGCCTCAATGGGCGATAACCCCATATACATGCTCATGGGATTGTATTTTTTGAAATGGGTTATCTGCCATGATGGTATCTTTATTTCTGTTACCCCATCTGGCTTATAAGAATAGTGTGCAATCCCCATTGTTTTACTGGGAACTGGAACAATGCGATAAGACGGAACTGGCCAGATTTCTATTGGCTCGCCTTCTGGATTGTCTGGATAACGTATTACATGCCAATAAGCATTGCCGGTAAGCGAGTAGTCAGAGAGAGTATGCGCTAATAACTCATGTCTGGAAAAGAACGGATTGGGTTTTTCAATAAGCCTCTCGAACGGATGATTATCAATATCTACCAATCTCTCCCCCTCACGTCTTTTTACTCTTAGTTCGGTTGGGGCAGCAAGATCAACAACAGCCCCAATAGCCGCCTGAACCCATGTCAGCTTGATGTATAATTTTGATTGTGATTCAAAAGTTTCGCCGCCTGGAATATGCTGTGATTCTATTTGTTCGCTTGCTAATAACCATCTGGGTATAGCCTCTTTTGCCTTGCTATACCCCATCCTCCCTAAAATGTTATCTAAAAAGCTCATGGAATCCTCTCGAATAAATGGCTGATTAATTATAGCACACATTTTCTATTATATGCTTGAAAATGAGATTATTTTGTAGTATAATGATTGGCACAGAACCGCCCACGCCTCTGCTTGCATGCGCACCGAGGGCGGTCATTATTTTCATAAGTTATCAAAAATGATAATAAGACACAACGCTATTTTCACTTTTATTCGATAATGAAAATTATATGTGTAAAATGTCAATAAAAAGTTTACAATCCATACATATAAATTTACAATGGTGTATTTTATATATAGGTACTCCCCTTGTTGTGGTTAAGTACTACATACGAAATACACCAACTGGAAGTACTGCATAATCGTACCTCCAGTTGGCGCTAAAGGTGAGGATAATCCTCACCTTTAGCGTCTAAAAGCATCAGCCACCCTTTCGAGTGGCTTAGCTTGCCTTATAGTCATAGTCATGATTTGAACCTGATTCTATATGGGTTGAATCGTGCCCGATTCATCATATCACATTTTCTCTTTGTCTGGCAAAGTCAGTGATAAGTATTTTTTTTCCATCGCTCAAAGAGCGCCATGTTTTTGTATGCGTATTGGGGAAGTGCTTTTTATAAAAAGCGTAAGCATCATCCCAGCATGAAGCCACGAGGAGAATATCTTTATCCGGCATTTCTTTCAGTCGAATTAGATATATCTTCATCAGAAAAGCTTTATCCTTTTCCCGCAATGAGGGCAGGTCATAATAATTGATTTAGATTCTTCTTCTGGCTCGCCTCCCCCGCTGGTGCTATCAGCCGCATTGAAATACTTCGTGAGATCAACATTGCTATCCAGAAGATATACTGTTGATGGATTATCTTCCGGCTGCCAGAT